GCAGGATATGTAGAAAATGTGCGTAGTGTACAAATAGTAACTACATTTGACCCCCCATTTAGTATGGACATGGTTCCAGAAGAAACAAGGATGATGTTAGGGTGGATATAGAAAAATATATTGGCTATTATGAGCATGTATGGGACAGTGATCTTTACTGTGACGGTATAAGAGAAACTAATTACGATTATCAACCTTCAACATATGCAAATCACGCAGGCCAAGTAAAAAGTAAAGAACGTGTGAGAATGGATGAAACATGGGTTCGTTTTGGTGATAAGGGATATGATGAGATCAAAAAAGCTGTAGAGTATACTTGTAGGTTATATTCTGAAGACCACCCTCTATTCAGTGTGCAAAGAATGACCGACCATCGTATCAATAGATATTCAAAAGGTGGGTTCATGTCTAAACATTGTGACAACATTCATCATAGTCATGGGCAAAAGTACGGTTTCCCTCAGGCCACAGTTTTGTTATATCTAAATGATGATTATGAAGGTGGTGAGTTTTATGTGGCTGGTAAGAAGTTTGAGCCGAGTAGAGCCTCGGCATTAATATTTCCCTCTAACTTTATGTTTCCCCATGAGGCAAAAGTTGTTACAAAAGGGACTAGATGGAGCATAGTGACATGGTTGATGTAAACAGAACAAAGTTATTTCCAACATCGATATACACGTTTAAGTCGGGTTTGGAAAAACATCATGAAGAAATGATGGCATCTATAGATGGTGATTTGAAAGCTAACTATAAAAACATACATGAGGGCAAAGATGTGCCGTTTGGTTTATTTCAAGGAAGAGATGATTTACAAAATTTTCATTCTTTTAAACCTTTTGCAGAATTTGTAAGCCATTTGTGTGGTGGTATACTAAATCAAGAGGGATACGCAAATCAAGAGATTGAGATAACTCAGATGTGGGCAAACCAACAAGTTGATGGTAGTATACACCCGCCTCATACACATGCTAACTCTCTTTTGTCAGGTGTGTATTATTTGAAGGCCAGTAAAGATACGGCAGGGACACAATTTTTTGATCCAAGGGCCCAGGCGAAAGTTTTAATTCCCAGGCGGGCAAATCAAAATATGGACAACAGCCATATGTATCAAGTGCCTTCTGAAACTGGCTCTGGTGTGATTTTTCCATCTTGGTTGCAACATTGGGTTCCTACCAATACAGACGAGCGTGTGACTATATCGTGGAACATATTGGTTCGTGGCACTTACGGTGAGCCACAGACATTGCAAAATGCGAATATCTAAGAAAAATGAAGTATATCTGAAGTTAGAGGATTTACAACCCTCTGAACAACAGGAGCTTGCGGAGTATTTCACTTTCGAGGTGCCTGGCGCAAAGTTTATGCCCATGTATCGTAATCGTATATGGGATGGCAAAATAAGGCTTTTTAGTCCTGCCAGTGGAGAAATATATGTAGGTTTGTTAGATTACGTTAAGAGCTATTGCGACAAAAACAATATTTCCTATATAGAAGAGGAGAATGTAGATGACACTAGGGATGTTATGGGTACGGTTGTCAGAGGCTTCGTCAAAAGCCTCAAAGCAAAATCCAAAGGTAAAACCCTCAAAGTTAGAGATTATCAGTTGGAAGCTGTGGGGCATGCCTTATCTAGAAATAGGGCTCTTATTGTTAGTCCTACCGCTTCTGGTAAGTCACTTATAATATATTCACTTGTTCGATATTACCAGATGGCTGGTGAAAGAACACTAATTCTCGTTCCTACCACATCATTAGTTGAACAGATGTATTCAGATTTTGAAGACTATGGTTGGAGCTCAGGCACATACTGCCAGAAAGTCTATCAGGGATACACAACAAAGATAGAAAAAGATGTAGTGATATCTACGTGGCAGTCAATCTATAAGATGCCCAAGAAATACTTTGAACAGTTTGGGTGTGTAATTGGTGATGAAGCACACATGTTTAAGGCTAAGTCTCTTACTGGTATCATGACTAAGTTACACCGTTGTAAGTATCGATTTGGTTTTACAGGGACATTAGACGGCACACAGACACACAGACTTGTTTTAGAGGGATTGTTTGGGCCTGTAGAAAAAGTAACATCAACAAAAGAACTGATGGATAAGAAGTCTCTGGCCAAATTAAATATAAAGTGTATAATATTAAAACATAAAAATATTAGGGAGAAATTGTCATATGCTGAAGAATTGGATTACATTGTTACCAACGAAAAAAGAATTGATTTCGTGGTTAATTTACTACAGCATCTTAGGGGGAATACTTTATGTTTGTTTCAGTTGGTAGAAAAACACGGTAAAATTTTATATGATAGAATAGGAGAAGATAATGCATTTTTCGTATACGGTGCCACCAGTGCAGAGCAGAGGGAAGAGATTCGTGCAATTGTTGATAAATCAGATAATTCGACCACGATTGCGAGTTACGGTACTTTTAGCACTGGTATTAATATTCGTAACATTCACAACATCGTGCTCGCTAGTCCAAGTAAATCAAAAATCAGAGTGCTTCAATCAATCGGCCGAGGGTTGCGTACATCATCAAGTAAGGATTCCGTTCTGATATTTGATATTGCAGATGATCTGGGTAGAGACAATTACACGTTAAGACACTTTACAGAACGACTAAATATTTACAACGAAGAACAATTCGATTACGAAATTAGCAAGGTAAAACTCAAATGAACCAGAAAAGCCAGTATAAAATAGTTAAACTCGTTAATGGTGAGGATATTATTTGTATAATGGAAAAAAGTGGTGAAAAGAGTTATAAATTAAGTTGGCCCTTAAAAATGCAAGTCTTACCGAAAATGACAAAAAAAGGCATTTTCGAGTCGCTTAACCTGAGCACATGGATACAATCATACACAGAGGATAGAATTTTTGATTTGCCGTCCAGAAGTGTTGTTATGATGATAGACCCTTCACCAGGCCTCCAAAAATATTATGAATACGTATTAAAGAAACTCATGCATGATGAGGAAATTGATTGGATGGATGAAGTTGATGAAGAAGATATCTATGATGAGCTCTTAGAAGATGAAGAGACACCTAGTAAGCTTATTCATTAACGGGCGGCATAGCCTATTATATCCAAAAAAATAATTTTGTCAATTCCCTTTTGGTCATTGACTTATTGTATATACTATAGTATAGTGAAGAAACTATATTCGAGGAGTTATTATGGCTAAAAAGAAAAGCGCCCATTACGTAGATAACAAGAAATTTCTACAGGCTATGATTGAATGGAATGATGAGTGTAAAAAGAAGGGTGAACAGGTTCCGATTACTAATTACATCGGCGAGTGTTTTCTCAAAATTGCAACACATTTGTCCTATCGGCCAAATTTTATTAATTATACATACAGAGATGAGATGATATCAGATGGCATCGAAAACTGCTTACAATATGTTAAAAACTTCAATCCAGAGAAATCGAAGAACCCTTTCGCATATTTTACCCAAATCATATACTACGCCTTCATCAGACGAATCCAAAAAGAAAAGAAACAAGGCCACGTTAGAAACAAAATGATTGAAAAAAATACTTATACAGCATTTACAACGATGGATGGTGATGATACAGTGTATCAGGTTGAAGGGTTTGATCCTATGGTCATGTTACCAGATGAGGATATCTATAAGCCAAAGAAGACTGAAGGTAAAGGTAAAAAGGGCCTTGAAAATTTCATGGATGATGTAGATGTAGATAAAGTAGTTGTGAGAGGTGAAGAGCGTTGAAAATTGCCATTATTACAGATACCCATTTTGGTGCTCGAAATGATAATCAAAACTTCAACGAATACTTCTATCAGTTTTACGAAAATGTATTTTTCCCCACACTAGAAGATCGTGGAATAAAAACTTGTGTCCATATGGGCGATGTTGTTGATAGACGCAAGTTTATTAGTTACAAGATAGCCAACGATTTTCGTAATAGGTTCATCAAACGATTTGGTGAACTTGGTATAGACTTGCATATTATTATTGGAAACCACGATACCTACTACAAAAACACCAACGAAGTAAATGCGATGGAAGAACTTGTCGGTAGAGATAGGCATAAAATATACACCGAGCCAGAAGTTGTCTATTTTGATGACATTCCTATTCAGTTTATTCCTTGGATAAACGCTGGAAACTATGATGCATCTATGGCTGCATTGAGTCGTTCACCAGCGGCCATAGCTATGGGACATTTGGAAATCAACGGTTTCGAAATGCAAAAAGGTTTCCCGATGTCTGGTTCACATGACAAAGAAATGTTTCGAAGATTTGATACAGTGTTCAGTGGCCATTTCCATCACAAGTCTGATGATGGCCAAATCTTTTATCTTGGTACACCATATGAAATTTATTGGAATGATTATCAAGACCCCAAAGGGTTTCATATCTTTGATACGGCGACAAGAGAGCTTGAACGTATCGAAAATCCTTTTGGAATATTCGAAAAGATTTACTATGATGATTCTACAAAGGATTATAGTAAACACAGATTTGGCAAATACAAGAACAAATATGTAAAACTAATTGTTGTCAATAAAAAAGATTTATATGGGTTTGACCAGTTTGTAGATAAGTTGTTGAAGGCTGATGCTTACGAGGTTAAAATCATAGAGGACTTTTCAGAACTTGACCCAGCAAATGTGTCGGATGAGATTATCGAAAAGACAGAAGATACTATGACTCTATTGGAAAATTACATAGACGAATTAGATGTGACGTTAGATAAGGAACGGCTAAAAGGCACTATGCGATCACTCTATACAGAAGCACAGGATATTGAAGTTTGATTATTTTTAAGTATGTAAGATGGAAGAACTTTCTATCTACTGGTAATAACTTTACAGAGATTCAGTTAGACCGCAACCCCACAACACTAATCATAGGCGAGAATGGTGCTGGTAAGTCAACCATTCTTGATGCACTATGCTTTGGCTTGTTTGGTAAACCATTCCGTAATATCAGTAAGGGCCAGTTGTTGAATACTGTCAACGGCTCATCTGCTATGGTGGAGTTAGAGTTTCGTATCGGCACCAAAGAAATCAAGGTTCGCCGTGGTATCAAACCTAATGTGTTTGAAATCTATATTAACGGTAAGATGTATAATCAGGATGCAAATGCCAGAGATTATCAGAAATATCTAGAACAACAAATCTTGAAGTTGAACTATCGTAGTTTTACTCAGGTTGTTATTCTAGGCAGTTCTACATTTGTGCCGTTTATGCAACTCAAGGCTCGACACCGCCGAGAAGTTGTCAATGAGATTTTGGATATTCAGATTTTCTCTATTATGAACCTGTTGATGCGAGAAAGGATAAAAACTATTACGGCTGATATTCGTGAAAATGAGTATCAACATGAACTTGCAGAAGAAAAAATTACGATGCAAGAAAAGTACATCAAGGATACCAAGAGCAACAAGAAAAATCTGATTACAGAAAAAACTAATTTAATGGCTGGGAATGAAGAAGAAGTTTTCAAACAGGAAGCCAATAATAAAATATTGAAGGTTGAAAATGAAACGTATATAAGTCAAATTACCGACACTGATAAGGTAAAAGAACAGTTTGAAAAAATGAAAGACATACAGTCTACGTTGACTGAAAAGAAAAACACGAACTCTAAGATGTTAACATTTTTTGAAGATAACGATATCTGTCCCACATGTGAGCAACCGCTAGATAATGCTGAGGAAATGATTAGTGCTAAACAACAAGAGGTAGAAAAGTTTACTACAGCCTTAAATGACCTTACAAAAGTATTGGCTAAGTCTCAGAATCGACAAAAAGAAATTAAAGATATTCATGATAGGATTCGAACTAATGAGGTTAAGATGGCCCAGAGCAATAGTTCTATCAAAGAACTAGAGAAATTTAACGCTACGCTTGCAAGTGAGATTAAAGCTCTAGAATCTGGCACAGTTACTAAAGAAGAAGAAAATAAACTGAAAAAACTCAAGAAGGACTTTGGGTTTTTTGATAAAGAAAAATCCAAGTTGAGAGAGGATTTGACATATTCAGAGGCTGCACGAAACATGCTTCAAGATACTGGTATCAAAACTAAGGTGATTAAGAAGTATCTGCCTATCATGAACAAATTGATTAACACATATCTTAACTCTATGGAATTCTATGTGAACTTTACACTGGATGAAAACTTCAACGAAACCATCAAGTCGAGATATCGTGATGAGTTTACCTATGCATCGTTCAGTGAGGGTGAGAAGATGCGTATCGATCTGGCCTTACTCTTTACATGGAGAGCCGTTGCAAAGATGAAGAACAGTACAAATACAAACCTGTTGATACTGGATGAAATCTTTGACAGCTCGTTGGATGGTACAGGGACAGATGAGTTCCTAAAGATTCTAAACACACTTGGTGATGAGAACGTATTTGTGATCAGTCACAAACAGGATGCTCTTGCAGATAAGTTTAGAAGTACAATCAAATTTGAAAAAGTAAAAAACTTTAGTCATGTTGTAGAATAATGGGAAAACGCTCGGACTTTGAAAGACAACCAAGAGATTTCTATCCGACTCCATTTGCAGCTGTAGAACCTCTTATAGAACATTTACCACAAGGATTTACCTTTGCAGAGCCTTGTGCAGGCGATGGCCAATTATGCCGTCATCTAGAATACTTTGGTGGAGATTGCATGTGGGCAAGTGACATTGAACCACAGTTAGAAGGGGTATTACAAAACGATTACACTGAAATTGGTGAGAACGAAGTTCTGGAGTCTCAATACATTATCACAAATCCACCTTGGGATAGAAAGTTGCTTCATCCTATGATCGAACATTTCACTAAACTACGGCCTACATGGTTGTTGTTTGATGCAGATTGGGCTCATACAAAACAATCTGCATCATATATAAAGAACTGTGCTGCGATTGTCAGCGTAGGCCGAATCAAGTGGTTTGGTAATATGACAGGCAAAGATAACTGTGCATGGTATTTATTTTACAATAGAGAAGTTGAAACAATATTTCGTGGGAGAACATAATGGCAATATTTAAGTTAATTGAACCAGACCACTGGACACTAAAAGTTCCAGTTGACCAGTGTTCGACTGAGCTAGACAAAGAAGAACTTGCTCGTGATCTTATAGAAACCATGAAAGAATGTAGTGGGTTGGGATTGTCGGCGACTCAGGTTGGCGTGAGAGAGCGTGCATTTGTCATGTATAAGGATTTAAATAAGAGAGAAACAATGGCCTGTTTCAATCCTCACATTTTAGAATATTCAGAGGAAAAAGTCTTGATGGATGAGGGATGCTTGTCCTATCCAGGCCTGTGGTTGAAAATTTCTCGACCATCTGCTGTAATTGTGGAGTTTGAGAACGAATCAGGAACAAAAGACCAGTTTCAGTTATTTGGCCTCGAATCGAGAGTTTTTCAACATGAGATGGATCACATGCAGGGCAAGGACTTTCGAGATCATGTTTCCAAATTAAAACTAAATATGGCCATAAAACGCATGAAAAAACAACAGAAAAAAGTTGACAGGATTCGGCCAGCGTGATAGTAGTGTTGCATAAATGTCACACTTTTGAGTATTTTGTAAAAAAATAGCACAATCGGTGTTTTTCGCTACGATTGTGCTTGCTTCTGGGGCCTACCTGTGGTACTTTAAAGCATGATGAAAAACAAAAGCACTCTTGCAAAACTCCTCTCTGAAGAGGACATTAATGTTGTCCACAAACAGATGGAGACAGCATATTTCAATTCCAAGACTCGTGAATTAGGTCTTCCTATCTGGAAAGATGAGGATATGACCAAAGACATTTACGATCTTATGGTTTGTCATGAGATCGGTCACGCTCTGTGGACTCCGTTGGATATGCTTGAGAAAGCCTCTGTTCGTAAGTTGAACCACGGCGTTGTCAACATTATTGAAGATGCTCGTATTGAGGGTTTTGTAAAGACCAAATATCCTGGCGCTATCGGTGTCATGAAACGTGGATATAAAGATTTGGTTGCCAAAGATTTCTTTGGTACAAAAGATGAAGATATCAACACTTTCAATCTCGCTGACCGTATCAATGTCTTTTTCAAGTCGGGTGATGATACAATTCGTTTCTCTGATGAAGAAAAAGTTTGGGTAGATCGTGTTGCTGCTGTAAAGACTGAAGATGAGGTTCTTGATCTCGCTGAAGAACTTTACAAGTGGATGGAAGAAAATGCACCAGAAACAGATAACCATGATAATGGTGAGGCTGGTGCTGGTGAAACTGGTGATGAAAACGAAGGAGAGACTTCTGATGGAAATGGAAATTCTGGTGGCGATGCTAGCGATAGTTCTGCCGGTGACACTGGTGATGAAGCCGGTACTGATGCCGGAACTGGTACTGGTGAAGAAGGAGAAGTAGATGATAAAACTGGCGATAACGGTATGGGTGCTGGCAATGACAGCGGCGATGATACTGACAGTGTTCTGGATGGGAGTGACTCCGGCCTAGGAGCCACCGAAGGTGGTGACGGTGAAGTAAATACTGCTGCTTCGCCTAAGACTGACAAGGCTGGAACCTCTGCAATGGATGCCATGCGAGACAAGGCCGCTGCTGATCGTATCTATGGTAACATTCCTAAAGTTGATCTGGACAAGATCGTAGTTGGTTACAAAACGGTTGTTTCAGAAATGAAAAAACACTATTCTGAAGCAAAAGTTGGCGATACCCTGTACTTCGAAAAAACTTTAGAAGAAGCAGAAGCGCTCAAGAAAGACTCAAAAAAGACCGTTGCTTACATGGTCAAAGAGTTTGAGATGAAAAAAGCTGCTGACCAGTATGCCCGTGCCGCTGTTTCGAAAACTGGTTCGCTTGATATGGGACGGTTACATACTTACAAGTTCAATGATGATATTTTCAAAAAAGTGACTACGTTGCCTGGCGCAACTAATCACGGCCTTGTCATGATGATCGATTGGTCTGGTTCCATGTCTGACAATCTTAAAGGGACACTGACTCAGGTTTTCAATCTGGTTTGGTTCTGCCGTAAGGTAAACATTCCGTTTTCAGTTGTTGCTTTTTCCGATGTTTATAGTCGTAATGGTGGTTGGGGCTCCAGGCCTGAACCTAAGTTTACCAAGGCTGGTGATATTGCTTTGAGGGAATTTAATCTTCTTGAGTTCTTCAACAGCGATATGACTGCTTCTGAAGAAAACGAAATGATTCACAATTTGATTATGTATGTTTCAAGGTTTGCTCGATATCGTGAGTGGAGTGAAGAAGGATATCCCTACAATATTCCTAGTAAATACTCGATGGGCGGAACGCCTTTGAATGACTCAATAATCGCTTTGATGGATTTTGTTCCTGCTTTCAAAGAGAAGACTGGC